GTGTAACTTATTCTAAAATAACTTGCACAGCTATTAGTTCTACTCAATGGAAAGTTGACGTTGATACTGGATGTACAGGTACACCAGCAACACCATTTAGTGCGGCTGTATAATAATTAATTTTTAAGGAGCTCGAAAGGGCTCCTTAATTAAAGGAGAAAAAAATGGGTTCATATAAAGGTGATATACAAGCAACTAGATTTACAGCAGCTACTTCTACTGCAATTGTAGCTCCTCCTGTAAGATTAAGAGGAATTATTATTGCATCAGGTAGTTCAAATGTTGCGGGTGTTGTTCATTTAAAAACAACTTCCTCATCAGGAACAACTTTGTTTATTGCAGATATTCCTGCAGGAGATGTTATTAATTTTAGTTTTCCTGAAGATGGAATTTTATTTCCAAAAGGAATTTATGTTTCAACATTAACAAATGTTGCTGCAGTTACATTATTAACAGATAAATTTTCTGGTCCAGGCTTAACACCATAAGGAGAAGTTAGATGGCTAACACTACTTCTGGAACAACAACTTTTGAAAAAACCTTTTTTATAGATAAAATTATAGAAGAGGCTTACGAAAGAATTGGCATGTCTGCGCCAAGAACAGGACACGATTTAGAGTCTACAAGAAGATCTCTAAATATAATGTTTCAAGAGTGGGCCAATAGAGGTTTACATTATTGGGAAGTTGCTAATAATTCAATCTCAATGGTTAATGGTCAATCTGTCTATACTCTTTATAGATCAGCAGGAGATGGAACATCGGATGGTGTATTTACTCTTTTAGATGGTGGAATTAATGCATCCGTAACTACAATTACTGTTGATTCAGTAGATCAATTTCCAACATCCGGAACTTTATTGATTGATTCAGAACAAATAACTTACACAGGAACAAATACATCTAATAATACTTTTACAGGATGTGTTAGAGGTGCAAATAGTACAACAGCTGCAACTCATGCTGATAATGCAAATGTTTATAATAATGATTCAATCATTTATGGACCTGATGATATATTAGAAGCCGTTTATAGAAATACACAACAATCTCCTGTTGTTGATTTTCCACTTACAAAAATAGATAGATCTGCATATAGCGGACTTTCTTCTAAATTTTCAACCGGTCAACCTACACAATATTTTGTACAAAGATTTATAGATAAAATTACAATTACTTTATTTTTAACACCAGGCACAAGTGAAGTTAATAATGTAGTTAATTATTATTATGCAAAAAGAATTCAAGATGTTGGAGCTTATACCAATGCAACAGATGTTCCATATCGATTTGTCCCGTGCATGTGCGCAGGACTAGCTTATTATGTATCATTAAAACTTGCTCCACAAAGAACACAAGAATTAAGATTATTATACGAAGATGAATTAAAAAGAGCATTAGAACAAGATGGTTCTTCTTCAAGTTCATTTATAACACCAAAAACTTATTATCCAAATGTCTAAGAATTCAAGAGGAAAATATGCTTACATGATTTCTGATCGATCTGGTCAGAGATTTCCATATCAAGAAATGGTGCAAGAATGGAATGGCTCATGGGTACATGTTAGTGAATATGAAGCAAAGCAACCTCAACTTGAACCAAAACCAACTACAGCTGATCCACAAGGTTTAAGATATGCTCATCCTGATAGACAAGAACCTCCTGTATTAATACCTTTAACACCAGATCCTTTTTCAACAGTTATCTATTCTGGAACAACTTATATTAATGTGTTCTCACAAAATCATCAAAGATCAACTGGTAATACTGTAAGATTTAGAGGACCAACAGATGATACTGGATTTACTGATGTACAATCTTTTGATGGAGTAACAGATATTTCAAATGCAAATGGATTTACAATTACAGTTGGAAAAATAGATTCCTCTGGTAATATAACTGACACTACAAATTATTTTCATTTTGAAAGTGTTGATACAGCAACAACAGGAAATATATCTGGTGGTGGAGCGGAATGTTCTGCAGGTCCAGTAACTTTACAGGCTTAATATGACATATTCAGAATTAGTTACAAAAATTAGAGATTATACAGAAGTAGACTCCAATGTATTCACTTCAACTATTATAAATGGATTTATTGAAAACGCAGAATTTAGAATATTAAGAGATGTAGATTCTGATAATAATAGAAAATATGACACTTCAACTTTTGTAGTAAGTCAAAAATATTTAAATACTCCGGCCAATCTATTAGTTATTCGTTCTGCAGAAGTTATTAATGCAGGAGTTAGGTCTTTTTTAGATGTTAGAGATATGAGTTTTATAGATGAATATAATTCATCTGGTGTAACGGGGGTTCCTAAATATTATGCAAACTGGAATGAAAATACTATACAATTTGCACCCATTCCAGATCAAGCTTATACAATTCAATTAAATTATATCTTGAAACCAACTGGATTATCTAGTAGTACTGCTACTACATATTTAAGTCAGCAGTTTCCCAATGGCTTATTATATGCTTGCTTAGTTGAAGCTTATGGATTTTTGAAGGGTCCAACAGATATGTTGCAATACTATGAAAATAGGTATAAACAAGCTATCGAAGGATTCTCATTAGAACAAATGGGAAGAAGACGAACTGATGAGTTTCTTGATGGAGAACCTCGTATAGTTCGTAAACCACAATAGGAGAAACAAGTATGGCTATTACACAGGCGTTACCCAATAGTTTTAAAAAACAACTATTAGATGGAGATCAAGATTTTTCATCTGCGGGTGGTGATGTTTTCAAATTAGCTCTGTATGTATCAACAGCTACACTAGGTGCTTCAACAACTGCATATACTACAACAGGTGAAGTTACAGCTTCCGGAGATTATGTTGCTGGAGGTAAAGCACTGGTAAACACAGGAACATCAGTTGCATCAAGTGTTGCAATTACAGATTTTTCTGATTTATCGTTTACAGGTGTAACCATAACTGCAAGAGGAGCATTAATTTATAATACTTCATTTTCTAATGCAGCAGTTGCAGTGTTAAACTTTGGATCAGACAAAACAGCTACAGACGGAACATTTACAATTCAATTTCCAGCTTTCACAACTTCAGCGGCCATTATCAGAATCTCTTAATAGGAGTTTAGTCCATGTCTGACATTGTTGACGGTTGGGGTAGGGGCACCTGGGGACAGGGTGCTTGGAATGAAAACATTCCAATTGAAGTCACAGGTCAAAGTTTAACTTTAGCTTTAAATTCAGTTACTGTAGCAACTACAGCAAATATCACTGTTCTATTAACAGGGCAAAATTTAACAACAGTTTTAAATAGTGTTGGAATTTCTGCGGATGGAAATGTTTCTGTTCCAGTATTTGAAAATCCATTAGCTCTTTCATTAAATAATGTAAATATATTAGCAGATGCTAATATTGCATTAGTTGGTCAAAGTTTAACAACAGCTTTAAATTCAGTCACTGCTTTAGGAACAGCAAATGTTTCTTTAACCGGTCAAAGTTTAACAACTGCATTAGGTGATGAAACTGTTAAAACAGATGTTAATGTTTTATTAACAGGGCAAAATTTAATTACAGCTTTAAATTCAGTTACAGCTCTAGGAACAGCAACTGTATCATTAACAGGGCAAAATTTAACAACAGCTTTAAATTCAGTAAGTGTAGCAATTGGTGTCCAAGTACCCATTACAGGTCAAAATTTAACAACTGCATTAGGTGATGAAACTGTTACAGGAACAGCTAATGTTTCTTTAGTAGGGGAACAATTAACAGGTGCTTTAGGTCAAGTTGATCCAAGTCCAGACGTTGCACTAGTAGGACAAGATTTAACTTTAACTTTAAACTCAGTTTCTATTGAAGTTGGAGTTGAAGTACCACTTACCGGTCAAAACTTAACAACTACCTTAGGAAATGAAACAGTAGCTATTGATGCTATTGCAAAACCAACAGGCCAAGAATTAACAGCAAGTTTAGGTACCGTTAAACTTATTATATGGACAGAAGTTAATACCGGTGATACAGTCAATTACACTAGTATAAATACAGGAACCTCTGTAAATTGGACAGAGATTGACACTGCTGCATAAATAATTTAAAAACAATAAGGACGTAAATATGGCATCAACTTTTTCAACAGATCTTAAACTAGAACTTATGGCTACAGGCGAAAACGCCGGTACCTGGGGAACTAAAACAAATACAAACTTAAATTTATTACAACAAGCCGTTGCAGGTTATCAAGAAGTAAGCATTGCAGGTGGAGCTCAAACTACAGCTCTTGCAATGTCTGATGCTGCATTATCCAATGCAAGAAATGCTGTTATTAAATTTACAGGAGCAATTACTGGAAACCAAGTAGTAACTATTCCAGATGGAATTGAAAAAGTTTACACTATTATTAATGAAACAACTGGAGCTTTTACTGTTCAATTTAAAACTGTAACAGGAACAGGAACTACTTTTTCAACAACAAATAAAGGCGCATTTCTTGTTTATTCTGATGGAACAAACATTGTTAATGTAAACTCTTTATTAAAAACGATAAGTTTATTTACTTTACCAACAGCAGATGGTACAAGTGGACAAGCTATAACTACAGATGGTTCAGCTAATTTAGGCTTTTCAAGTGTAGCAAGTAATGGTTTTGCTATTGCAATGGCAATTGCATTATAATATAAGGAAATACTATGGCACAAAATTTTAGAAGATATACTAACAACAACGTAGGAACATCAGCTGTTACCGCTTTCACAGCAAATAGTTTTGATACAGTAATTGGAATTTCTATTTCAAATATATTAAGTACAACTGTTAACGCAGATGTTTATATCAATGATGGTACAAATGATATTTATTTAGTTAAAGGTGCACCCATTGTACCAGGATCAGCGCTGCAAGTTTTAGATGGTGGTGCAAAATTTGTTATGCAAAGTGGTGATGCTTTAAAAATACAATCAGATACAGCAGCATCATTAGATTGTTGGACATCAGCCGTAGATGATATAAGCACATAGGAGAATCTAAATGCCATACATTGGAAATACTCCCGCATTAGATTACATAAGTTATGCAGTACAAAATTTTACAGTTACTGCAGGCACAACTGTTTACACATTAGATTATTCTGTTTCAAATGAGAATGACATTCGTTTAGTCATCAACAATGTTATTCAAAGACCAGGTGCATCGTTTGCATATTCAGCAACGGGTACAACTTTAACATTAACATCAGCAACTTTATCAACTGATACAATGTATGCAGTATTTATTGGAAGAGCTGTGCAAACAGTAACTCCTGCTGCTAATTCAATAACTAATTCAATGATAGCATCCGATGCTGCTATATCTACATCTAAATTAGGAGCTGGTGCGGTGTTGCAGGTTGTATCAACAACTAAACAAGATACTTTTTCCGCTAGTGTTGCATCAGGTACTTTTACAGACGTAACTGGTTTATCTGTAAATATTACACCATCATCAGCTTCTAATAAAATTTTAATTATATGTCATGTTGTTGGAGCAATAGATACTGAACAAAACAGACAGTTTATTAT